TGCCTTAGCAATGCCGGTGCTTAATGCCTTGATTTGAATATAGGACGGATGGTAGTTGTATTCCACCTCGTCAATTTCAAATGCGCCAATGTCGGTGAGCTGCGCGCCTTTGTAGCCGATTGCCGCTTTGAGCTTATCGCCTTGGGTTGGATACCACTGCCGAATCCACTTACCGCTAATGTCTTCAAAGGCAACCGTCAATTCGTCCGATTCGCCCTCCAGATTGTCGGTGTAAGTCAGCTCAAGCAAATGTGGTTCAATATCTGCCGTGATGTTGGTTTTTTCATACAGCATGGAGAAATCAGGCATTGGAACGTTATTCATCACCACCTCTTAGCCATGGCGGCATAGATTCGTTATTGGTCGGTTTAATGTCTAACACCGGAATATATACGGTCGCGCCAGTGGGCAATACTTCGCACAGGCTAATATGCGGATTCGCATTGATAATACGCGCAAATTCTAGTGCGTTGCCGTAGTAGTAATAGGCGAGATTATCCCAGCGTTCACCTTGTTTTACGGTGTGTTTAAGTACGGTCTGCTGTGTCATGTGTCACGTCCTCGTCTTCGCGTAAAACAATCCATGCCGTCATAGCGGCGACAGGTGTGGCAGCATTGTCAATGCGTTCGTTAATGTCGCTTAACGCATTATCCGCAGGCTTAAACCAGTCGTCCCAGTTACTGCCGTTAGATTGACTGCCAAAGGTCAAACTGTCTTTCATAACCATTAAATCGGAATAAATACCGTTGGCTTCTTGGCTGAACTCACTGATTGCCGGCAAGACATCACGAATGCCTTCGAACAATCCGGACATTCCGGTGAGTTCACCGAAACTGCCCAACGCACCGTCTAAATTGCCCAACACGCCAGGCAAATAGGCAAGAGCTGCCATCGGGTCATCGGCTAATTGACGTACGATGGCGATGGTGTTTCTGACTTCATCTACAATTTGTCTGCCTTGATTAAACAGTTCCGCGCCTTTTTGCACGGTTTCTTTTACTTCGGATAAAGCTTTCAGCGCGCCTTCCGGCAAGATAGACCCTAATAGGGAATTACTGCCTAAATTCAGTGCCGCGCCCAATGGGTTGTCGTCCATGTCGCCAACAAACTCACGCAGGCTGATATTCATTTCGCGCGCTAACGCATTGCCGAACTTGTCGGTAAACAACGTCGCAGAGGAAATATCGGTGATCACAAAATTGCCTTTGTATTTGCCACGCCCAATAATCAAAGGCATGGCTTCCTGTTTGGATTGAGCAGATAACAAGGCTTGATACCGTTTTTCTACGCCACCGATTTTATGATGCAGACGAATGGCAAAAGAAAGCTCAGAGAGTTTTTCGCCCATAGCTTGCAAACGCGGTTTGCCTTTTAATACGGCGTGTTCGGCATAATCTGCCGAGTGGGTTTCGTTGAAATCTGTTAAATCAACGGGTTCAAATGCCACATTTCCCAGCATAAAATACATTAATAGGCTCTCCGTTGTTGTTGGTCTAACACGCGTTTTAACATCATTTCAAACTCGCTTAAACTCATCTTTAAGCCCTGTTCAACTTGATTTAATACACCGTTTCTATCGCCGCCATTGACGTTAATAGTCGGGTTAAAATGCACCGTAATGCCTTGTGCTTGCGTAGTTGCTGATGACATGACTTCTGCGCGGTTTAATGGTTGATAATTTGTAAGTAACCCGGTGTTGTGTGAAACGCCGTTTAAACCGACCGCACTTGAAAGATTGTCGGAAGCGTCTTCAGCCATCGGGATGGATTTATTCATGCCGATTGCCAAGCCTTCCACTACATTTACTCCGTAACTTTTAAACACACGGCTTGGCGAATGAATGCCGAGTTTTTCCGCAAACCAACCTTTAATGCCATCACCAAGGTCGGAAACGATTTGTTTCGCGCTTTCCCAAGCGTTTTTAATACCGTTCACCAAGCCGTCAATCATATTCTTGCCGAAGTCGCTAAACTTGCTTGGCACATCAATCCCAAACCAAGAAAGCACGGTAGAAAAGACTTGCTGGAACAATCCTAACGGCGACCAGTCCAGGATTGTGGCGGTAATGTTGCCAATGCCGGAGGTGAAGAAATTACTGATGTTTGTCCATGCTTCGGAACAGAAATTCGTGATACTGCTCCAAGCAGAAGAAAATGCACCGGAAACCGTTTGCCACAATTCAGCGAACCATGGCCCGATTTTTCCCCAGTTGTCATAAATCAGATAAGCGGCAACCGCAATACCGGCAATCAATAAGCCGATCGGATTAGTGAGCAAGGCTCGGCTCATCATGAAAATGGCTTTGCTGAACATCATCGCGCCTTTGGCGATATAGCCGATTAAATAGCCGAAACCAAGAGATAACTTACTGATTGCTGAAAACAGGAAATTACCAAGGAAACCGCCCAAGAATTTGCCAAGTTTCAAAAACGGCAACAGCCCTGCAGTAACAAACGAAAATGCTGAATGCAACGTCAGCAAACCGCCGACCACCGCACCAATTCCGCCGCCAATGGTCAAAACCCACTCCATGAGTTGAGGATTGGTTTCTACCCATTCAGTAATGCTGTAAATAACTGGAGTAATATTTTCAACAAAAGACGTGATCACCGGTAAAAATGCCCTGCCAATTTTTTCAGCGATTTCGGTGAGACTATTTTTTAGCTTGGTGAGCTTGTTTTCCGTAGTATTACTGCGGTTTTCAAACTCACGTTGCATGGAGCCAATATATTTCAAGTTACCGTTTGCATCGGTTTCTTGCAACAAACTCAACTGACGGTTGTATTCCCCGGTGTTTTGCGCCAACAGCAACACATCATCGGCATATTGTTTACCGAACACTTTGGCAAGGAGCGGATATTGCTTATCCTTCGGCATTTTCTTCACTTTCTCAATGAAAGAGGAAATCGCGCCTTGTGCGTCCTTGTTCATTGCCGCCGCGAAACTTTTTGTCGTAAAGCCGAGCTGTTTTAATTCTTTCTCGTGTGCGCCTGCTTTGAGTTGCAGGAATGCTGATGACATCCCTTTTACCGCCTGTGCGGCGAGCTCAGGAGCCTTACCCATGGAAAGGAAAGTGGAACCAAGTGCGGCGGCTTGATTCTCGGATAGTCCGAGCATTCTTGTGTCGGAACCCACACGTGTGATGACATTAACAATATCCTTCGCTTTTGAATTGGCATTATCGGATAGGTGGTTGATGACGTCACCGAATTGCGCCATTTCGGTAATCGGTTTGCCGAGTACGTTTGCCATGGTTGCCATGGCTTCACCGGCGTCACCTGCCGCCATATCGAACGCGACACCCATAGTCGCCGCATCTTTGGCATAGCCTAATAGATTCTCCCGTGCGACACCTGATTGACCGCCTGCGGCAACGATAGCGGCGATTTCTTCGCCGGCCATAGGAATAGTGCGGGTCAGTTTCAGAATATCATTGCCCATTTCTTTGAACTGCTCCGGCGTGTCAAAATTAACAACCTTTTTCACGTCCGCCATAGCGCTTTCAAACTTGATTGCCGGGTCAGCAAGTCCGCGTATGGTTCCGGCTACAGCTGTTGCAGAAGATGCCAAAGTGCCAAGGCTTGCCATTCCTGTTTTAACCAACGCGCCCATTTTCTGCGTAGTTTTAAGGCTTTCATTACGCAGGATTTTGAAACTACTACAAACACCCTGGATACCTTTAATAGCACCGCTGACGCCTGCTGTGATCACTAAACCGATTGCTAATTTATTCGACATCGTTTATAGTCCCGTTTGATTGATAAGGAGGTGAAAATGAAAACTGAAAAATTGGTGGAGAGTGTGCAAGCCGTGGTGTTTTTATTTGCCTTTGGCGGTTATGGATATAGCCTTTACCACTTCTTATCGTTCTATACCCAAAACAACGACCTAAACTGGGTTTCTGTCGGGTTATCCGCCTTTTTATTTATGTTGCCGTGGGCATTAATCGGTGCTTTGCTTGCCTTTGCTGGGAAAGTCGCCATCACCTCCCTAACAGGGATTTTCACCACCGCCCAAACGCTGTTCAGACATTAAAAACAAAGCCGCTTAAATAGCGGCTTTTGTGTATTTGGCTTTTATTTGTCGATTGGCTTGTTCCAGCCAACGTTCCACTTCGTCCAAGGTCATTTCTTCCAATTCGCTTGGTTGGAAACCGAACCAAAAGGCTAAATCAGCCAATGCCGCATTCAGGCTTTCCGCATTTACTTTCCCTTTTGCATTTTCTCAACAATTTTTGATGCAGCTTGGAAGTCGGCAATATCAAGCTCGTCAATATCTTCAGGCACTAAGCCAGTGACGATTGCAAGTAAACTTACCGCCATTTCGGTTTCGGTATTACCTGTCATTTTGCGAATATCGCGCACTTTAGGGCGGCGAATTTTTAACTCGGTGATTGTATTTCCTTGCCCGTCAGGGAATGGGAACTCTAATTTAAGAATGGTTTCAGACATAAAAAACTCCTTTGTGAGTGCGTTGTTTAACGTTCACAAAGGAGAATATCGCATTAGCCGTTTTGTTGATTTTAAAGGCGTTTAAAGGTTTTTAATCCTTTATTGACCGATATTGGTGCGGTATTTTTGCAACACATCTTGACCGTTTACACGGTAGATGTTGGCAAGCACGTCCACAAACAACACTTCTTTTCCTGCCAAGGTTTGCTTGATGGAGTAAATTTTGAAGGTATCGGAATGCTCCGTTGCTTCTTTATTTTTCAAGCTACCGCCAGTAGTTTTATTGAATGCTACATTCATGATGGTCACCAGCGGCTCTTCGGCGGCAAGTCCACGCGAATCAAACACCTGCAAGTTAGAACGGGTCATTAATTGCACGTTTTTGTATGGATTGTAAGCTTTTGCGCGCACTTCAGGATAAAAGCTATCCCAAATAACTTCACCTTCCATGGCATTTAAACCAGCCGGCAGTTCTACCGTACCGTGTAAACCCAAACCTTTATGCTCAATGAATTCAAACTCAATATCAGGCAATTTAAACTCTTTGGCTTTACCCAAAAGGGAGTTTCCGTCCATGTAAGTGTTAGCGTTCACAATTTGATGAATTGCTGTACTCATTTATTTCTCCTTCTAACCTTGTGAAACCAAGTTCACTAAGTATTTACGGGTCATCACGGATTTGTTGGAAATCAATTCCGCTGGAATTTTTGGCGTGTAGTCATAGACTAACGGCACAT